TGCTTAAATATGAAATGGCTAAAAACATGATGAGGCCCAAAAGTGATTACACTAAAGTAAAAATGAATTATGCTATTGTAGCTCCTCGTATGTATGATGGTAAAATAGATTCGTTAGTAAAACGTATAACTGGTTTTGCAGACATGATACAACTTACGCATTTAAAATTACAACAAGTAATGTCGCGCATGGTACCTGATGGTGTCTACTTAGATGCTGATGGCTTAGCAGAAGTTGATTTAGGCAATGGAACAAATTACAATCCACAAGAAGCTTTAAACATGTTCTTCCAAACTGGTTCTGTTATAGGTAGATCGTTTACTCAAGATGGTGATATGAATCCTGGTAAAGTACCTATTAAAGAAATAACATCTGGTAGCGGAGGTAATAAAATGCAAGCTCTTATAGGTAATTACAATTATTATTTACAAATGATAAGAGATGTAACCGGACTTAACGAAGCTAGAGACGGTAGTATGCCAGACAAAAACGCTTTAGTCGGTGTACAAAAATTAGCAGCTGCAAATAGCAACACGGCAACAAGGCATATATTGCAAGCAGGATTATATTTAACATCCGAAACAGCCGAGTGCTTATCTCTTAGAATATCAGATGTCATAGAATACTCTCCAACTAAAGATGCTTTTATTCAAGCTATTGGTGTGCATAACGTTGCTACATTAAAAGAAATTTCTAATTTACATTTGTATGATTTTGGAATATTTTTAGAGCTACAACCTGATGAAGAAGAAAAAGCTATTTTAGAAAACAATATTCAAATGGCGCTTCAACAAAAAACAATAGATTTAGAAGATGCTATTGATCTTAGAGATATAAGAAGTGTTAAGCTAGCTAATCAACTTTTAAAAATACGAAGAAAGAAAAAAGAAGACAAAGATAGAGCGTTGCAAATGCAAAACATACAAGCGCAGACTCAATCTAACACTCAAGCGGCTCAAGCTGCTGCCCAAGCTGATATTCAAAAAAACCAAGCTTTAAATGCTAGTAAAGCAGAGTTACTACAAATAGAAGCTCAAATAAATGCTCAAAAAATGCAACAAGAAGTTGAAATGAAAAAAGAATTAATGGCTTTAGAGTTTCAGTATAACATGCAGTTAAAAGGTGTTGAGGTTGATGGGATAAAAGAAAGGGAAAAACAAAAAGAAGATCGTAAAGACGAAAGAACAAAAATACAAGCTACACAGCAATCAGAAATGATTGATCAAAGAAATAGTGGAAAACCACCTAAAAACTTTGAGTCCGCAGGTAATGATACCTTAGGCGGAGGATTTGATTTAGGCTCGTTTGAACCTAGATAAATTTATTAATTATTATTATATTATATTATGGAAGAAAACAAAGAAAACGTAGTCGAAGAGACTACACAGCAAAACCAACAAGATCCAGGTGATGAAAACGTGGTAAAAGTTGATGAAAGTAAATTTGAATCTGCTAAAGACGACAGTGTTGTAAAAGTAGATTTAAGTAAACCACCAACACCAAAAGAAGAAAAAAATGAAACTAAAGAAGATAACGCTGACAACAGCGGAGTGGTTACAGAGCCTGAAAATGCCGAGCCCACACAAAAACAAAAAGAAGTACAACCGGAAGCAGAAACACAAGAAGCTCCAGTATTAGAAGAAATTACTGAAGATTCTACAGAGGAAGAAGTTGCAGAAGCGGAAGAAAAAATTGAAGAGGCTGTTGCTGAGGCTGAGGCTACTGGAAAACCATTACCAGAAAATATCCAAAAGCTTATGGATTTTATGGAAGAAACTGGTGGTGATTTAAATGACTATGTAAAGCTTAATCAAGACTATTCAAAATTAGATGATCAAAATCTATTATATGAATACTACAAGCAAACCAAACCTCATTTAAATAATGAAGAAATTAACTTCCTTATGGAAGATTCGTTCTCTTACGACGAAGAAGAAGATGAAGAAAGAGATATACGAAGAAAGAAATTAGCGTTAAAAGAGCAAGTTGCCAACGCTAGAGCCCATCTGGACGGGCAAAAGTCCAAATACTATGAAGATATTAAAGCTGGAAGTAAGCTCACAACAGAGCAGCAAAAAGCTGTAGATTTCTTTAATAGATACAACAAAGAGTCAGAAGCAACTCAAAAAACAGTTAAAAAGAACACTGATATTTTTACACAGAAAACTAATCAAGTTTTTAACGACAAGTTCAAAGGTTTTGAATATAACGTCGGTGATAAGAAATACAGGTTTAACGTAAACAATGCTGAAGAGGTTAAAAATACTCAGAGCGACATAAGCAATTTTACCAAAAAGTTTTTGGATAAGAACTCTGCTTTAACAGACGCTAAGGGTTATCATAAATCTTTATACACAGCAATGAATGCAGACGCTGTTGCAAAACACTTTTACGAACAAGGTAAAGCTGACGCTATGAAAGATAGTGTTGCTAAATCTAAAAATGTAGATATGAATCCACGACAAAGTCATGGAAAAATTGAAGCAGGAGGTATGAAGTTTAAAGTGTTAGGTAGTGATTCTTCTGATTTGAAGTTTAAAATTAAAAACAATAAATAACAATTTAAAATTACAAAATTATGGCAATTACTGCAGGAGGTAGTTTAAATAGTGTACCTGCTCCACAGCAGCAAACACTATCTACAAACTACGTAGATTTTACGTCCACTTCAACTGAAGGTTGGGCACAACAGTACTTACCTGAGTTAATGGAAAAAGAGGCTGAGGTTTTTGGACCTAGAACAATCTCTGGTTTCCTTAATCAAGTAGGTGCAGAAGAAGCAATGACTTCTGACCGAGTTATATGGTCTGAGCAATCAAGATTACATATAACTTTAACTGGTACTATAGATTTAGATGGTAACGTATCTTCATCTGGTGCAAAAGGTAAGTTTACAAGTGTTAAAGATGTAGACGGTAACGCGATTACAACTACACACGGTGTTCGTAATCATGACCTTTGTTTACTTTCAACTCCAGGTAAAGTATCTAGAGTTTTAGTTGTCGCTGTTGACGGCGCTGCTATTGGTATTAGAGCTTACGACGAAGATGTTTTAACTGGTCACTCTGAAACAGCTGAAGCTGCTACTTTATTAGTTATCGGTTCTGAATTTAAGAAAGGTGATAACTACGATGGTACAACTACAAGAGGCGCTAACGAGCCTGACTTTAAAACTTTCACCAACAAACCTATTATCATGAAAGATTACTACGAAGTATCTGGATCTGATGCTGGTAGAATTGGTTGGGTTGAAGTTTCTTCTGAAGGCGGTGCTTCTGGGTACTTATGGTACTTAAAAGCTGAAGCTGACACAAGAGCTCGTTTTACTGATTACTTAGAAATGGCAATGCTTGAGTCTATTCCAGGTTCTAATTCAACTAATGTTGATGGTGAACTAGGTTTATCTCCAGAAAGCGATGCTGGTACTGAAGGTTTATTCTACGCTATTGAGCAAAGAGGTAACGTTACTACTGGTGTTACTGGTACTAACGCTGCTACTGATTTAGCTGAATTTGACGCTATTTTAGCTGAGTTTGATAAGCAAGGTGCTATTGAAGAAAATATGATGTTCGTAAACAGAGCTACTAGTTTAGCTATGGATGACATGTTAGCTTCTATGAATTCTTACGGAGCTGGTGGTACTTCTTACGGGGTATTTGATAACTCTGAAGATATGGCATTAAATTTAGGTTTCTCTGGTTTCAGAAGAGGTTCTTATGACTTCTATAAGTCTGACTTCAGATACTTAAATGACAAAGCTACAAGAGGTGGTATTAATGCAACTGCTGGATCTGAAGCGTTAAGAGGTGTTATTATACCAGCTGGTTCTTCTTCAGTTTACGATCAAACTGTTGGATCAGCTGTTAGACGTCCTTTCTTACACGTTAGATATAGAGCTTCACAAACTGATGACCGAAGAATGAAAACTTGGGTTACTGGTTCTGTTGGCGCTGCTACATCTGCTTTAGATGTAATGCAGATACATATGTTATCAGAAAGATGTTTAGTTACTCAAGGTGCTAATAACTTTATGTTAATGAAGTAAGCATTTTTATAAAAAGACCGGGGCTTCGGCCTCGGCCTTTTATTTTATTAATTTTATTATATATTATATTATGGCAAAAAAACAAGAAACAAAAAAAGAGGTAGAGGTACCTGTTGTTGAAACACCAGTTGTTGAAGCACCAAAACCTAAAAAAGTTGAAATTAAAAAACCAACCTGGGAAATAAAAGATAGAGTTTACTATCTAACTAGAAAAAGAAAACCTTTATCTTACATGGTTAGATCTGCTGGTATATATTTCTTTGACGAAAGCTTAGGCTATGAAAGAGAACTTAAGTATTGTCAAAATCAAAAAACTCCTTTTGTAGACGAAATGAAAGGCGATCAAAGATTGGAACATATTATTTTTAGAAACGGAGCACTTCACGTTCCAAGAAACAAGCAAACTTTACAAAAGTTATTGTCTTTATATCACCCTCAAAGAAATGTATTATTCGAAGAGTGGCAACCAGAAGTGGCAGCTGCTGATGATTTAGAAATTTTAGAACTAGAATTAGAAGCATTAAATATAGCTAAAAATATAGATATTGATTTAGCAGAAGCTATTATGCGTGTAGAATATGGCTCTAGAGTATCTAACATGAGCTCTAAAGAACTTAAAAGAGACTTGTTACTATACGCTAAAAATAATCCTATTTTGTTCTTAGAACTAGCTTCTGATGATAATGTTCAACTTAGAAACTTTGGTATTAAAGCTGTTGAATTAGGTGTGTTAAAATTATCTCAAGATAATCGTAATTTTTTATGGGCTTCTAATGATAGAAAATTAATGACAGTGCCTTTTGACGAGCATCCGTACACCGCTTTAGCACATTGGTTTAAAACTGATGAAGGTATGGAGATATATTCAAATATTGAAAAAAGATTAAATTAATCTAACTGTAGATGCAGTCGCTCTACGGGGCGATTGCAAACTACAAACAAAATACAATTATGAGAGGAAATTTGCAAAACTACACTAGAAAATCTAGGGGACTAGGAGATACAATACATAAATTTACAACAGCAACTGGTTTGAGCAGCTTGGCTCAATTGGGAGCAAAGGCAGTAGGCAAAAAAGATTGTGGCTGTAAAAAAAGACAAGAAGCTTTAAACAAAGCTTTTCCTTATAAAAAATAACAAAGATGATAAGTATAGATACGGTATATCAAAGAGTTTTAGCTTTAGCTAATAAAGAGCAAAGAGGTTATATAACTCCTTTAGAGTTTAATCTTTTAGCTAACCAAGCACAACAACTTATATTTGAGCAGTATTTTTATGACTTAGATGAAGCAAAGAAACTAGATACTGATACAACCTCTGTGTCAGATATGGTAGAGTTAATTGAAAGTAAATTAGCTACTTTTACTTCACTAGCTCAAGTTAACAATGGTACGCAATACCCAACGGAAATAAATGACGTTGTTACTGGCAACCCTATACCAGTATATAGAACTGGTAGAATTTTTGTTTTAGTTGGAGGAAACGTTATTGGTAGTGCTTCTAATTACGAAGCCAAGTTGGTTGATGTTAATGAATCACGAAATTATTTAGACTCTCGTTTTCACAGGGCTGGTTTACGAAAAAACCCTATATACGTAAGAAGCAATTCGGCTGGTGGTGATATAGAAGTTTATAATCACAATGGCGTGTTAGACCAAGATGTTACTTGTGAGGTAATAGTTAGACCTGTTAAAGCTGAATGGGGCTACGACGTGATAAATGAAAGAGCTTTATACAACGCTAGTAGATCTACACTTTTTGAATTACACGAATCTGAAGAAACAGAACTAGTGCAAAAAATATTAGTATTAGCTGGTATTACTATTAATAAACCAGACTTAGCTCAAACAGCT